ATGACGCAACTTGAACTAAACAAGATTCTCACGAGCCACGCTTTGTGGCTGGAGACCGACGGGAGAGAAGGTAACCGCGCTGACCTCACCCGCGCAGACCTCACCCTTGCAAAACTCACCCGCGCAAAACTCGCCTGGGCAAACCTCACCTGGACAAACCTCACCCGCGCAATCCTCACCCGCGCAAAACTCACCCGCGCAGACCTCACCCTTGCAAAACTCACCCGCGCAATCCTCGCCTGGGCAGACCTCACCTGGGCAGACCTCACATGCGCAAATTTGCGCTATGCAGACCTCACGGGCGCAAAACTCACCCGCGCAAAACTCACCCGCGCAAACTTTGCGGGTTCCAACTTGCGCGAAGCCAACTTAGGTGAAATCAAAGCCGACTTCTTCAAACGCTTAGCCATTGTACCGAACGAGATACCAGGGCTAAGAAAGGCACTAGTCGGCGGCAAAGTGGATGGAAGTGCTTACCAAGGCGAGTGCCGCTGCTTCGTAGGCACTGTGGCCAAGACAAGAGGGTGCGAATACGACAAGATTGAAGGTCTAAAGCCAGACGGTTACAGCCCCACCGAGCGGTGGTTCACCGGCATATCGGTTGGCGACACGCCTAAGACCAACCAAGTATCCGCTATCACAGTGGAGTGGATAGACGAATTCCTCACCCTTCACCAACCCAACCAATGATACCTACACCCATCATCCCGCTGGAGTACCACGAACTCCTAGACTTACAGGTAGCCTACGCCCGTAAGGTGCAAATCGCCACCCAAGAGCTGCAAGACCTGAAACAGGTCAAGCGCCTGAGTGACCACCAGATACAGCTTCACAAAAGCCCGATTGGCGATAAACCCACCCATACCCAACCCCCCAAAACCCAACCATGAAAACCAACCACTATCACGTCGCCATATCGGCGTTCATCCTCATCAGCTGCTTGGCCGCACTGATGATACTGGGCCTGTTTGTCCAGCACCGCGACACCGTAGCCGAACACCGCCGCCAGCAGGCCGAAATCCTCCAAAGGTTGGATGCAGCCCACCGCAGGGCCGATAGCCTGGAGCAACTCAGCCAATTGGTGATGCTAATGGCCGCACGCCAGCAGGCCACCGAAAAAGGAGGGCAACCCAAATGAGTAACCCAGACCTTACCGAGCAAGAGCTGCAAGCACAAATCACCGAAGCCTATTTCTGTCGGCTGGACTACCGAGAATTTGGCTTAAATGCTGTCGCCCTTAATGACCAACTTGAGGCATTACATGGATTGGCCAGCGACATCGTTGATGGCACCATGATTATCGGCACCCAAAAGCACCTCGGCAAAGTGAAGCTGGGCCGCTACGAAGAGCATATGGAGCATGCCACCTACCACCTATTAGCCTGCGAATCCCCCGACAATATAGACGATCTAAAAAAGGACTTGCGCCACGCCATCACGCGCCTAGTCATGGCCTATAACGAGCTGGAATGCGGCCATAACCCGTTTGCCAAACCGGAGGAGGACGAGCAGCCATGATTCGCACACCCATCAGGTACTATGGCAGCAAGGCTAAACTGTCCAAGTGGATATTAGGCTACCTGCCCAAGTCTAAGCTATACGTAGAGCCTTTTGGGGGTTCGTTGGCGGTACTCTTCGCTCGCGAACCACTGGGGATTGAAGTTGTAAACGACTTGGATTCTAGGTTGCATACCCTATACACTTGCCTAAAGGACGATGATTTATTTTGCCGCTTTCAAGCAAAGGTAGAAGCCACGTTGTACAGCAGACAGGAATATGAACACGCACACCAAGTTCTCGGCAACCCGTTACAGTTTTCTGTTACCGAACGTGCATGGGCAGCTTTTTTGGTTTATAACATGGCCATAAATCCCACACGCCCAAACGTCAAGCAATGGTCGTTTGTGCGGTCAGGCGGCGGTAAAGGGGGCGCGTCCGTGAGTCGTTGGAATAGTCGAGTAGACATACTGGGAGAGATTCATGCGCGATTGAGGCACGTGCAAGTGGAATGCAAAGACTACTGGGAGGTCATGCAAGACTTTGACGGCTCAGATACGTTGCATTACGCAGACCCTCCATATCATCCCCTTACGCGCAAGAATCCGAGAGAGTATCCCCATGAAATGAGCCACGAACAACACGTAGAGCTAGTTGATAGGTTGTTGTTGCTCAACGGCATGGTTGCGTTAAGCGGCTATCAATGTGCGGCTTATGATAAGCTGATACTCAATGGATGGCGAGTCGTGTCTTGCCCCACAACCACAAGTGCCGGCAAGGTAAGCAACGGCGGCTTGTGCAACGCGAGGGTCGAAAGCCTGTATCTCAACCCTCGATTATGCAGCAAAATAACCAACCCTTAACCTGTATGCCAACGATTTTTGCCGGATTCAAAGAATTAGACGCTTTAGCGCAAAAGTTAGCCCGTAAAAATGCCAATGGGCGAGAAGTAGGCTATGCTTTTTGGGATATTATTACAAACAAAAACGGCCAGTATTTATTTCGCATTGAGTATAGCAAGGATTGGGTCACAGAAAAAGGCCCCACCCCTTTTGGACATATCCCCAACGCATCTTGTAGCTGGACATTAGATGAATTAGGGCTTGGTTATATACAATTTGCGGATTCCAGACATGTAAAATATACACCTGTATGGGTGTACAATCCTTTTATGCCCGAAAAAAAGCTTTACAGCAACTTTCTGCACACCTGTTAAAATTAAATTACATGACCAAACCCCCCACGCGCATACTCGCACCCGTCCAATGGTTTGGCGGCAAAGGCAACCTGCACAGTAAGATTCTGCCGCTCATGCCCCAGTGCCAGACTTTCGTGGACGCGTTCGGCGGCGCGGGCAATATCCTCATCCGCCGCAAGCCCAGCCCCGTGGAAGTGTACAACGACCTAGACCAACGACTGGTCAACCTGTTTCGGGTGCTCAAACACCCTGACCAAAACGCACAGCTGCACCACCTGTTAAGCTACACGCTGTATGCCAAGGAAGAGTACAGAGACGCGCTCATCATCTTACAGCGGCCTACAAACCAGTGGCCCGCGCGGTTGCGAGAGTTACAGGGTATCTATGGCAACGAGGTGCTGGATGCGTGGGCGTTCTTCGTGGGGCAAAACCAAGGGTTTTCGGGTAGGGCTACAGGTATTGGCAGCTGGGGAACGGCTATAACCGTTTCCAATTGCGGCAAAGCCCGTACCGTAAACGGCTTCCTGAAGCGCCAAAAGCTCTTTGACTGGTACTGCCAACGTTTGCGTGACGTACAGATACACAACCGCGACGCGCTGGAGGTAATTGAGATATTCGACACGCCAGAAACGCTATTCTACCTCGACCCGCCATACGAACACAGCACCCGCAAGGGCAAGGAATACGCCCACGAACAACCGCTGGAATTTCACGCAGCACTCGTGGACAGGCTGCTACACCTAAAAGGCAGCGCAGTGCTGAGCTGCTACTGGCACCCGGTATATCAACCCCTGGTGGATGCAGGGTGGACAAAACTAGACTTTGCCGCAGTATCTCACGCGGCGCCCCGCACCCGCGTTTCGGGCTTGCTAGGTGCAAGGGCTCTATCTGCCAAAGTGCCCCGCACCGAGACCGCTCTGTTCAAGCAAGTAACCCACCCGCAACTATTCTGATTAGCAATTTAAAGATGACTGACCTAGAGCGCGAAATACAATCACCTGCAAGCGAGCACGTAGCCGCAGAGGATGCCCTAATGGAGATAACCGATGCGTCGCAAAGTGCTGCCCACCCGGAGCCCGTCGATTACCTGACCCTTCGACTACACGAGATGGGCATGCGGATGGAAGACGTGGAGGGCATGCTACGGCTAGACCAGGCGGGGAATATCCGTATTTGGTACACGCGGCTGGATGGTTCGCCCTACACTTGGGACAAAGGCACGCTCAACCAAGGCGATGAGGGCACGGATTACTACCGTACGCGCGTGGCGCCGCACAACCTGACAGGCGACGCACCGAAGTATCGCCAGCCTAAAGGGAGCCCCAACTATCCATTCTTCCCCGGCAAGCTTCGCAAAGCCTATACCGATGGCACAGAGATAGATACACTGGTGATCACCGAAGGTGAGTTTAAGGCTATTAAGGCCACGCACCACGGCCTATACACCGTGGGTGTGGGCGGAATCCACAACTTTAAGGAGCGAGACAAATCGGGCAATAAGCGGTTGTTTGGCGACATTTTGCGGATTGTCCGCAAATGCAAAGTCAAGAATCTGGTGATGTTATACGATGCAGACTGCATGGACTATACCTGGAGCGCCGAAAAGGACGGAAGTAAGCGTTTGAAATCCTTCGCCAACGCGGCGGTAAGCCTGCATGAAGCGGTGAAGGGTGGCGACTATAAAGAGGTGGACACCTATTGGGGGCACATCCGCAAGGGTATACGCGCATACCACAACGAGGATACGGGGGAGTATGGGGCAGAGGACCCGAAGGGGCTGGACGACCTGCTTAGCAGCCGACCGGGCCGTGAACACCTGATTTTGGAGGATTTGCAGCAGCTGACCCATGCGCAGCACTACTTTAGTATACATGGGCTGGGCAAGGGCAGCAGCCGCAGGCAGGTGTATGAGGCCTTTGGCGTGTATACGGTGGAGGGATTTTACCAGCGCCACGCCGGACAGATAGAGATGAAGGATTTTATTTTTGAGGGAAATATTTATAGTGTGGCGGATGACGGCGATGAGAAGGGCAGATATCCCACGATGAAGCGCAGTAAAGACATGGCGCGATATTTTATGGTGGGTGACAAACATTTCAAGGAAGATTACCAGCGCGACATGTATACAGGCGTAATGAGTCGCACGATCTCAATATTTGATAAAGGTGCGATTAAGGAGATTTTACGTCAAAAACAACTTAGCTATGACGTGTTTATCAAAAACAGGGCGTTGTTTTCTGATTTTATAAATGTGCCTGAAAACGATCCGGCCAAATATCAGCGCGAATTTTTCCAGCCTCATAACGATATGGCTTATTATAATTTATACAATCCGCCCGTAGTGCAACCGGATGAGGGCGTTTGGCCGACCATAGAATCCTACTTGCGGCATTTGTATGACAATGAATTTCAAAACGTATATGAATTGATGCTGGATTATTTGACAATATTATATCGATACCCTTTGCAAAAATTGCCCATCTTGGTACTGGTGAGTAACACGCGCGAAACGGGGAAAACGACTTGGTATGATTTTATTTCAGGTATTTTTGGGGATAATGCGGTATTTATTGATTCCAGCCGAGCGAATGATAAGTTCAATGCTTATTATATTTCTAAATTGTATTTATTTATTGACGAATTAAAAGAGGACAAACCGCAGGTGTTGGAGACACTTAAGTCGCTATCGACCGCCAAAAAGGCGATATACGAGCAGAAAGGAATGAACGGGGTTGAAATAAATTGTATTCTCAAAATATGTATTGCGAGCAATAAAGAGACTGGATTTTTACCCGTAGAGCGCGAAGAAAACCGCTTTTTAGTAGTTAAAGTGCCGAAATTGAAAGTAAAAGACCCGAATTTATTGGATAAAATGCTGAAAGAAATACCTGCTTTTGTGCATTATTTACGGGAGCGGGCGATAACTCACCCGAAAAAGGGACGTATGTGGTTTGAAGAAGGTTTACTAGAAACAGATGCAGGTCGTAAGGCTAAGCAGGCGAATATTCCGTGGAATGAAAAAGCCGTGTATAACCTGATGGAGAGTATTTGGGACGACATCTGGGAGGATAAACGGATATTGGAGAGCAGCAAGGACAACCCGGAATTCGGCTTTAACCAAGAGCAACTGCTGGAGCTGCTGAACAAAACAGCGGGACGCAAGTTTGAGCCACACTACCTCAAAGAGCTCCTGGAACGTATGGGTGTGACCACCAACGGACTGCCGGTGGGCCGCTATCTGAAGCCAGACCGCACAAAGCCCGAAGCGTCGGTGAGCGAGACCAAGGACCCGGATAGCGTGTTTGATATAGGCCGCGCGCCGGTGCATGAGCTGGTGGACCCGGATGAGCGGTGGACGCTGAAACCGCATAACGGCCGAGCCTATAAATTTGCGCTGCGCGAATTTGCGAGCAAGCGCGTACAGGCCCTGTGGGAAGAGGCGCGGGCAAAACGGATTGCCGAGGCCCCTGCCACACCCGGTGCGGTGGCAAAACCTCCTCCTATAGAGGAGGAGACTCCGTTTTGATAAGCTCCTGGATAGGGCTACCGGGCAACAACGCCCAGTAGCTATCGTCTACATCGAGGTGCGAAGGCGTGTAGTTGACTGGTATAACCTTGCCGTTGTTCAGGCCTACGTGGCGCAAGACGTAGCGCACATCTTTTAGTCGCATAAAGTGCTTGCGGGCCAGTCGGTCGATGATTTCATCCAGCGTGGGCGGTCGGCCTTTGGCGGAGTCTATTTGCCGCTGGAGCAGAATAGAATCCTGATAGATACACCAGTTTTTGGAATACAATTTTGCCTTGACTCTGGACATACTACTAGAGTTTTGCAAATATAAAACGTGGTTTATTAGTTATTTGTACCCCTTCTTATTTTTCAAATGTAAAATAAATTAATGAATTAGACAGTAAACGGCGATGCAGCAGAACTATACGCCAGGTGCAATCAATCTTTAGCCGATGAAAGTGATACGCGGTAAACAAAATGCCAAGCAGGCCGAACAGATTTTGGCCATGGAGTACTATTTGAGCGGGGATACACAGCGCGATATTGCCGAGCGGCTGAATGTGCATCCCGACACGGTGAGCGATTGGGTGCGGAAAGGATATTGGAATGAGCTGCGGGATGCGGCTAACCGATCTCCCACCCAGCAGGCTGCGGTGTATCAGGGCGAGCTCGCGGCGATGGACAGAGCAGTACGAAAAAAGGTGGATAAGGATGGCCACCCCATAGGCTTTGCCGATACGGCAATGTGGGATGCGCGGATAAAGGCTATAACGGCCATTAAGATGTTAAAGGAGGGGGCGAGTTTGCCCAACACAATAGAGGTGATGCGGGAGTTCGGCAAATACATCAGCCAGGCCAACCCTGTGCTGGCCGCCCAAATGGCTGAGCATGTGGGGCAATTTTTGGCAATGAAGGCCAAAAAGTCGCAAGAGTAAGTACGCGGCAATCTGTACATCTCGCAGAAAGATGGAGCGTTAAGCTTGGGGTTAGCCCATCGCTTGACGCTTAATACGCGCGCGCGCGTGATGACACGAGCGTGACGTGCCTGAGCGCAACAATGTGTTTTTTTGCATGACTTGGGATTTTTTGTAACATTGCCTCTAAATTGCCCGTAATATATTGATAATCAGTATTTTATAAGTGTTACAATACTGTAACACTTTAAATATACTAAATACATAAAAACAGCTCTGGAAGTAGCTCTAGGGCTGTTACAAACTGGAGCGGTCGGTAACAAGGTTGTAACGGTTTTACCAAACGATAGGTTGATAAACGTGTTACAAGTACCCCCTGAATGTTACAAGCTTGTAACGCTATAAGTAATTGATAATGAATTAATTACAACGAAATGTTACAATGTTACAAGCAAAAGCAAAAAATGCTATACTTCTCTGGATTACCTGAAAGGAAGGCTGGGCTTTTGGTCTTGGTACTTAAAATTAGAAACGCTACAGGTGTGATATCCTGCCGTTAACCGGCTATGCTGAGCCTCCGTATTTGGGCTGGATGACAGTTTTGCCTGTATGCCCGTGAAACTGCCGCCCAAGGTTAAAGCCCAATTGGAGGAAGCAAATGCTTTGTGGCGGTCGATAGGAGAGGGGCAAGCTACCCAACCGCACGAGGAATGGAGCCATGTGCTGGAGCGTAAAAAGCGGTTGGAGAATGACTATGCGGCGTTTTTTGAGTATTATTTGGGTCACTTAGCCACAGAGGAGACAAAGGACCCGCTCACCGGCGTGGTGCACAAAAAACGTGTGCCAATTGCTAGCTTCCACCGAGAGGCTATGGCCTATCTACAGGCGCACCCCCGCAGTGGACGGGCAGTGCTAGAATGGGCCCGCGGGCATGCCAAAAGCATTCACTTAGGTGTAGGATTCCCTCTGTGGGAGATGTGTAGGGGCAATTTGAAATACATGCTATACATTGGCCCGGACGAGGATAAAGTGAAAGAGCTGGTATCGGCGCTGAAAATGGAGCTGGAAAACAACGAGCGACTGGTGGCCGATTACGGCGTGATGTATAACTATGGTCAGTGGGAAGATGATCACTTTGTGACTGCCGGAGGTGTGGCCTTTAAGTGCTACACCCTCCAGAAACCCCCACGTGGCAGCCGACAGGGCAAGTTCCGCCCGGATTACATTCTGATAGATGATGTAGACAACGACCAGTGGGTGGACAATGAGCGGATAGTTGCGACCAAATTCAAGTTTCTGCTGGGCTCGGTGTATGGGTCGATGGATATGGGCCGCGGCACGTATGTGATGGTGGGCAACCGGATAGGGCCGAAAGGATTGTTGGCTAAGATGGTTCAGCACGCACAGGACAAAGGCTGGTATTACAGCAAGGTGAACGCACTAAATGAAGACGGAGAGCCCAGCTGGCCCGAGAAGTACACCCGCGAAGAAGTGGCTGCGCTAATGAACAGTATGCCGTACACTTCTGCCCAGGCCGAGTATATGAACAATCCGATTGTATCTGGCAGTTGCTTTCGCGAGGCTGACTTTAAGTGGCAGCCGGTGGCCGATTGGACTGAATATCAGAGCATCGTACTGTACGGCGACCCTAGCTATAAGGCTAGCAATGTAGCCGACTATAAGGCATGGACGGTGCTAGGTCAACGGCGCGGAAGCCAGGTGCTAGAGTTGTTAGACTGCTTTGTGAGACAGTGTGATGTGCCGACGTGGATAGGCTGGGCGTACGATTGGTACTACAGTCTGCCCACCGATGTGCGCCCGCGAGTGGTGAGTTACTACGAGGCAACCTTTCAGCAAGGGATACTGCAAGTGACGATTGATGAGGTGGCGCGCCTGAGAGGCCAAGTGCTGCCCATAATTAAAGACACCGACCGAAAACTGAATAAGCAGCGCCGGATAGAGCAGCTTTCCGGATTGGTGGTTTTGGGATCTGTACAATTTAATGAGCGCCTAAAAGAGCGTTCGGATTGGGAGACGCTCCGCGCCCAACTGGTCAGCTTTAATCCGCAAAACCGAAGGCAAGTGGATGACGGTCCGGACTGTCTGGAGGGCGGCGTGATGAAGCTCCAACATGGTACCCAAGCATTAGCAACTGGCACCTACCGGATGGGTGGAGGCCGCAATAAAAACCGAGGAATATGACCTATCTGACTGAAGAAGACCTGACCAAAGTAATCTCGGATTACGGGCTTAAGGCTATCAGCAATGATAAACTGGAGGTGACCCTAACCCGTGCTGAGCAATTGGCATTGGAGACGGTGCATACGCACATTGGCAACCTGTATGACCTAGAGGCAGAGTTCAGCCAAACAGGTGATGCCCGTAACGCAACGCTGCTGGGCATTGTGGGCGACATTATGATTTACCAGCTTATCCACACGCTGGAACCGCAGAAAGTGCCCGCCCCACGGGTGGCGAGGTATATGGAGGCGAAGGAGATGCTGGCTAAAATGAGCCGGGGCGAGCTGACCCCAAGGCTGTCGCCTAAGGTGGGCGAAGATGGAACCGTACAACCAGATACTTTCCGCCGATTTGGCAACCGACAAGAACCACGCAACAACAGCGCCTATTGATATGGCTAACCTACTGACCCGAATATTTAACACCAGCGATACCCGCACCGAGGCCGCCCCAACGCCCACACCTAGCCTGCTTAGCCGGGTGATGGATGGCGGAATTATGAACGAGGTACGTGCCGGCATTAGCACGATGCTGCGCTCCCGCAAGTCACTGATGGAGCAACTGACGCTAAAAGCGGTTGGCCACGCCCGCGCTGATGCCCAGTTGTGGAAAATCAGCGTGGAGCAAGCCGAACATCCGTTGCGCCCTAAACGCCAAGCGTTATATCAGCGCTACCACGAGGTGACGCGACATGACGCGCATCTGATGGCTATTATCAACGACCGCAAGCAGGAGGTGATGTGTCAACCTTATATGGTGGTGGACGCAAACGGTGCCGAGGCGGTAGAATACAGCCAAACCATGCGAAGCGCCTGGGCCCGTGATGTGATGGATTATGCGCTAGACAGCGTGTTTTGGGGGCACAGTCTGATGCAGATTAACCCGTCTGTTGAGGGTTCGGGTATAGAGGTGACCCTAATCCCCCGGGAGCACGTAAGGCCTGAACTGGGGCTTGTGGTTGTCAACCCCAACGATGAGGTCGGGGTTCAATATGTCGGGCGGAGATTGGCGAATAACCTGATAGAGGTTGGCCGCCGCCGCGATTTGGGTCTACTCAAACAAGCTAGTTTGCGAGCTATTCAGAAAAAAAACGCGCTGCAAGTGTGGGAAGACTGGACAGAAGTCTTTGGTTTACCGCTAAGAATTGTAAAAACAAATACCATGGATGATAAAATGGTTGAGAAAATTGAGCAGTCCATGGAGCAGATGACTACCGGATTTTGGGCCATAATTGGGCTGAACGATCAGATTGAGCTGAAAGAGCCTAACCGCCCTGACGCATATCAGGTGTACGATAAGTTCATCCAACGGATGACTGATGAGATGAGTAAGCTGATATTGGGTCAGACTATGACTGTCGACAGCGGATCGAGCCGCGCACAAGCCCAAGTTCACCGTAAAGTGCTAGAGACAATCATCGAAGCCGACAAGCTGCTCATCGAGCACGTCATTAACGACCAATTGTTCCCGCTACTGGGCTGGACAGGCTACCGTTTCAGATGGCGTAAATACGAAGCCATCACGATGAAGGAACTCTCGGAGGTGATTCTCAACCTGCGCAAGGCGGGCTTTACACCCACCGCGGACTATCTGCAATCGGCGTTTGGAATTGACAAACTGCAGGTGGTGGAGGCTGCCACCGCCCCCTGATGGACTCGGTAGAGCAATTCTTGACCGACGTTGCGCAAGCGATTGAAGCCGCGGAGGAGCAGGTGGGCGCGGCTGCGGTTAAAATCGCGCGCGAAAACATCGAAAAGCAGAACTTGGTGCATAGTGGCACCCTGCGCGATAGCATTGAGGCCCGCACCACCAAGGGCGGCAAAGTGCTAGTGGGCACCGATACGGATTATGGCAACATCTACAACTATGGTGGCACGGTTAAGCAGCGCAATCGTTCTTGGACTGTTGCAAAACGGACATTTATTGATGCGCCGCTCGGTCAAAAAGCGGTGCAAAGCGCCGAGGACGGCCTCGTAAATGCCCTAGAATCGGCCCTGGAATCGGCCCTTCGCCGGATATAATCCCAACTCCCAGGACATGATAATTTATTGAAAATCAAATATTTGACTAAACCCACCCCCTCGGTTCAATTGTCGAGTTTTAGACGGCTTGCGCCCGGAGCGGCGGCGTATCCGCACCGGTGCGGCAAAAAAAACTCTCCGGTAATCAACCACGTAACCCCAGCCGCAGCCGCTCACCGGCTATGCTACAGATTATTGCGCGGGTTTGGCTGCAACTTGCTGCCCAACATACCCATCAGGCCCCCAAACCCCACACGAATGGACGCGCCCACCACTCAGATCGAAGCCGAAGCACTCATCCACCAAGTGCTGGACCTGCAAGCCGAACAAGCTCGAATCAAGGCGCAGGCCAAAGCCGACGAAGCCGACCTAGACGAGCAAATTGATGCACTGTGCGAGCGGCTGGCCGTTTGGGCCAAAAAGCAGAAAGACCTGCTGGACGGCAACAAGTCCTTTGTGATAGCAGGCGCCAGAATAGGCTGGAAGCAACAAGACCCCAAACTGGAATACCTCCACGGCGGCGACAACAAGACCGCCCTCAACAAGGCACAAGAACTTATCCGCAAAGGCCACGAACATGCATCAGTAATAGCCACGGTTATAAGCACAACCCTGCACCTGAAGAACCTGCGCAGCCTAGACGCAAAGGTGGCTAAGCTGCTAGGCGTGAAAATGACCACCCAGCCCGACAAGTTTTTCGTCAAACCTGAAAACCCCAAGGCATAACCCAGAGTGAGCCAACAAACCGCCCCTATTGGTTTTAATCTAAAGCCACTGCCCAACGGGCAAGAGGGTGCGTTATACATCTATAACAGCATTGGCGGGTGGATGGGCCTATCGGCCGAGGAAATACAAGACCAGATCAATGCACTGGGCAGCAGCGTCAAACGCCTGCACGTCTATATCAACAGCCCCGGCGGGAGCGTCTTCGAAGGCGCAACCATGTACAACGCCATTAAAGAGTGGCGCCGCAAAGTGCAAGGCCGCGAAGTGATAACCCACGTGATGGGTATGGCCGCCAGCATGGGCAGCATCCTCGCGATGGTGGGCGATAAGGTGCTGATGCACCCCATGTCGCAAATTATGATACACAACCCGCGCTCCGCTAGCGTGGGACAAGCCAAAGACCTGCGCGCCACCGCCGACCTCCTCGACTCCATCACCGAGCAACTGATACAGGTATACCAACGCCGGATGACCCACCTGGACAAAGACGGCATTTCCGCCCTGATGGAAAAAGAATCATGGTTTACCGCAGCTTCAGCCCTTGATATCAAGCTGGCCGACGGCATTATGACCGACGAACCCAGTGCACAGCACTTTGCCCCCACAACCCCCACCAACGACACCAACGACACCACCAACCCCACCCCTATGAACAATCTGAAACTGATTGCCGCCGCCATCGCAGTGACCGAAGGCATGACCGAAGCCCAAGCCAAAGCCGCATTCGACAGCCACGTGCGCGCCGAAGTGCAAGCCGCCGTGGCCGCAGCCCAAGAACAACTGCTCAACCAATTCATCGGCCTGCTCAACCTGCCCCAAGCCACCACCGAAGCCCTGAAAGCCGCCGCAGCCAAAAGCCCCGAAGCCGCACTGCATCTGCTGCCCATCGCCGTGGCCACAGCTACCCCCGACGATACAGCCACCACAACAGCCACCAACCCGACTGCCACCGTGCCCGCCGTGCCCGCCATCGCAGACCAGCTGAAAGCCATCGCCACCACCAGCCCGGACGCAGAAGCAGACCACGAACTGGATTTAGCCGAAAAGTTTGACAAACTGCAGCGGCACAACCCAAAGGCCCTCCAAGACCTGAAACGCGACAAGCCCGCCGAGTTTGACAAACTAGTGGCCGCTTACACCGCCCGCATCCAAGAAGTACACGCAAGCCGCAAGTAAGCCCCCCCGCACAACCCCCTAACCCCTAACCCCAATTTTTAAACAATGGGATTGACCACCGAAGCATTTGCCGCAGAAGTACAGTCTGCGCTCTTTAGCAAGGCCAAAGACAGCCTGCTGCGCACCATGGCAGACAAATCCGCCTGGGCCGAACATAACTACATCAACCTGGCGCAAGCCGGCGCACAACCTACCGTGGTTGTCATCGACGGCAGCACATTTCCGCTCACGGTTGTACGCCGCACCGACACCAACAAGCGCGTGGAGCTCAAAGGCTACACCACAACTGCACAAGTCGTGGGCGACTTTGAGCAGCTCTTTCTGAGCTACAACAAAAAAGAGGACATGCTCAACGCCCAAGCCGAATCCCTGCTCGACTACATGATCAAAGATGCGGTGTTCTTGGTTTCCCCCGAAGGAGAAAGTAGCACAACCCCTATCCTGGAGGCAAGTGGCGACGAAGATGAGCACGTGACCTATAACAAGCTCACGCTCAACGATATCTACCGGATGCAAGAGAAGTTCGACAGCCTGAACATCCCCGCCAACGACCGCTACCTGCTGCTGCACGGCACCCACAAACGCAACCTGATGGAAGCCGGCGTGAATCTGTATAAAGACGCAATTGTAGACGTGAACGGGGTGCTGCGCACCGTCATCGCCGGGTTCACCATCGTGCCCGAATCGCTGGACGGCTATCTGCCCAAGTACAGCGCCCTTAATGCCAAGCTGGCCCTTGATGCCACTCCCAACCCCGCCACCGACCGCATTGCCAGCATCTGCTATAGTAAGAGCATGGTGGCCCACGCTATGGGCAGCGTCAACGTGGTGGAGCAAGAGGGCAAGGTGACCCACGACGGCGACCTCTTTCGCACCTGGGGCCACGGCCTGGCCTTCCGCCTGCGCAGCGACAACCGCGGGGTGGGTGCAATCGTCAGCCCCAACACCACCCCCTAAGCCGAAATCATGGGTGATAGAGGGGGAGTAGCCTGCCCGGCGAAACCCCTAACGCCCACACAGCCCACACCCCGCCCGCACGTCTCGGCACATGGATTTTACCCCCGCCTTCCTGTTACAGGCCATCGGACAGGCCGTTCTGCTCATCGGAGCCTACTATAAACTGGAGGCACGGGTGAAAGCCGTGGAACGCGACAACAGCGCACAGCAAAAAGAGATAGACCTCCTCGAATCACGCGTCAATGGCGAACTGGCCCAAATCAATAAAGCTCTCGACCAGATGAACCTCAAACTCGCCATCCTTATCGACCGACAAGAGCGCAAATCCCCCCTCAAAACCCAAACCCAAACCCCCTAGCGCAACCCCGTGAAGCACATTTTTAGCCTCCTTTTGCTGCTCATTACAGCGCTGCAACTGCCCAGCTGTACCCCCAGCCGCGCCGCCTGCGAGAAACAGTACGGCCCCTACTACGGCGTGCAAACCGTCTACCAGCGCGACACCGTGGTCACCACGCCCGAAGCCCGCCTCGAAGTGCGCACCCACTACACCACCCTCACCGACACCGTCTACACCCAAGGGCCCGTCCAAATCCGCATCACCCGCCTGCCCGGCGAAACCCTGCACCTGCGCGCCCGCTGCGCGCCGGACACCCTGCGCATCACCGTGCCCGTAGCCACTCTTGCCGCCCTGCCCACCAGCCCCGCACAAACCCCTAGTAAATGGCGATGGTTCGCATTCGGCTCCGCCAGCATGCTAAGTGCCTACCTAATCTACCGATACGGCCGCACTGCCCTTAGCCTAGCCCTAAACGCCAGCCCCCTAAGCACACTCTCCCGCATCTTCCGCCACTGACGCGCCCACTGACGCGCCCACTGACGCGCCCACGTCCGCGCCCACCCGCACACCCAATTTACCCCCATCACAGCCCCATGTGTACCACCCGCACACCCGGCCCGTTCAGCAAGCACATCAACGGCGCAGCCACCAACCTAACGCTCAACGATGTGCACGATGCCGCCCATGACCTGCACGACAAAGTGCACAACATCCTCACCCAACTAGAGAGCCGATACCCCGCAGACCCCAGCCACCAAGACGAAGCCTTCACCTCCCTAGCACTGCTCATGTGCAACCTGCACATGGCTAACCTCTGGGCCGACACCATGCTCGCAGGCCTAGCCGCCAACCCCACCTCTTAACGCGCACCCGCACCAGACTCGCCCGCAACCCCTATGGCCAGCACCATCACCTTTAGCGACGGCAACCTAGGCCGCCGCAACCCCAGCAGCGATGCCACCGCCGCGCTGTTCTTCTTGCACACTCACACCGCAGCCGCACAGCACCGCATCTTCAGCCTGCAAGAGGCCGAAGAGCTAGGCTTCACCCAAGCCCAAGACCTGGCTGACAACACCCTGGTCTGGTTCCACATCCGCGAATTCTACCGCCGCGCACCTGGCCGCGAACTCCACATCTGCTTCACCGACCACGAAGACCTCACCAACGCCGAACTCCGTGCATGGCTCGACACCGTCATCCGCGCCCTCAACGGCAGCCTGCGCCTTATCGCCCTCTGTGGCAACCGCGCACCCGCCACCTGGACACAGCTGCTGGCCGACCTCGCCACCGAACTCAACGCCCAAGCCGCAGCCAACCGATTCGTCACCTGCCTGCTTGAAGGGGCCGATTTCTGGCCCGCCGCAGGAAACAAAGGTGCCGTGCCCGCACTGGCCAACACCCAAAGCCGACTGGCACTGGTGGTGGGCAAAGACAACAGCCAACTGGCGTATGAAGAGGAAGTGGGAGCCACCTACAGCGGTGCAGCCATCGGCACCATTCTTGGCCTCTGCGCCGCCGCCCGCGTCAACCAGTCTATAGGCGAGGTGGCCGCATTCCCCCTGGGCGACGGCGAAGCTTTCACCACCGCCTATCTCAGCGGCGACAAACCCTACGCCGCACTCACCGACACCCAGCGCGCCACCCTAGCCGCCGACCGCATCATCTATCTGCTCACCTACGTGGGCCAAGCAGGCCTGTACGTCAACCTAGACCCCACCCGCGCCACCCTCGCCAGCGATTATGCCCTGCTGGCCCGCCGCCGCGTGGCCGACAAAATCGCCCGCCTGGCCTACACCGGCCAACTCCAGTTTGTGCAATCCAACCTCGCCATCACCGCCGCCGGACGCATCGCACCCGAAAGCATCGCGATCATAGAAACCGCCCTGCGCCAAACCATAGAACGCGAAATGGTGACCACCAACGAGCTCAGCAGCATCCTGATTAGCATTGACCCCACGCAGGATATCCTCGCCACCGATGAACTGGTGATTGACTACATCGCCACCCCCACCGGCCGTGCCGACCTTATCCGCGGGCAAATCCGCTACAACAACCCCAACAACGCCTAACCCGCCCGCGCACAACCTCGGATGACCCGCATCGTACTCATACCCGGACACGGACACAACCCCCCCACCGGGCGCGTATCCCGCGGCTATGACCCCGGTGCGGTATCGTTGGACGGTAAACTGCAAGAGCACGAGCTCGCCCTCCAACTTTGCCAAGATATCCGCAGCCACGGCGTTAACGGCGCAGAGATCATTCTGCTCACGCAAGACACCACCACCGGCTATGACGGCCTGCCCTCCCGCACCAACGCCCTGCAGCCCACCCACGTAGTCACCCTCCACCTCAACGCCGCACCTCCCGCCGCCAAAGGCCGCGCCGCAGGCTACCAAGGCGGATACTGGCAGGGCAGCACCCGCGGCTGGTCCATGCTCAACACCTGGCATGCCGAAATGCGCAGCAGCTTTGGCCCCTCCGCCCGCGCCGTAACCCACATACCCACCACCCGCCGCATGCCCCTGGGCGGACTGCTCGGCAGCGTGCACGCACCCTGCATATATCTGGAGCCCTACTTTATAGACAACCCCGCCGAACTAGCACGCTATGCCCCCGGCGCACCCCGCTATAGCGAGCTCATTGCCGTTCACGTCCGCGCATTCACCCAATTCGCCCGCATCTAGCCCTCATCTAGCCATGCAACAACTCCTCCACCGCTTTCGCCGCAACGTGCTCACCACCGTGCTCGGCCTAGCCTTCATATCCGGAGCAGCCTATGCCTGGTATGCCCACAACGAGCCCCTAAGCCTATGCGCACTCATCGCCCTGGCAGGCTATATCATCGCCGTGGGCAAAGACGAATGGCTCTTTGACATACTCAAACTCCACAACCCCTTCAACCGCTAAACCGCTAAACCGCACATCCCATGTCGCAACTCCCGCCCATCATCAACGGCCACATGTATAACGGCAACGAGATTGAGGTCACCATCCTCGGTCGCCGCGTGGTGGCCATCTCAGCCATCAACTATACCCGCAACGCACCCACCAACAGCGTCCGCGGACGCGGTAAAGAGCATATCGGCTACACGCCCGGTGATGTTAGCTACGAAGGCAACATCACCCTCTACCAAGAAGAGCTCATCGAACTGCAACGCGCCGCCCTTGCCGCAGGCTTTAGCAACATTGACGAGATTCCCCCCGTCAACATCACCTGCAAGGCGTTCAAAGGCAACGGCACCCAGTTCAGCATCGATATCATCGAAAACGTCAAATTCCAGTCCAACGGGCGCGATTTCAGCGGTTCGGACGCATCCATGCACCAAATCTCCCTTTGGATAGGGACCATCCGCTTCGGCGCCGTACAGTCCTAGCCGCAACGTAGCACGTAGCACAGCACCACCCGCCGCGCCGGTTCACTAGCCTTGCGGCGGTTTTTTTACAAATTGTAATACCATTATCGCATATAGTAATATATTTATCACAAATTTTAAATAATATCTCAATACGTAATACGCCTCATGACACCCGAACCTACCCCCACCCGGCCCACCGCCGCACCGACCAACGATGTGCAAGATGCCGCCGCTGATGCCGCTGCCGCCGAACTGGAAATCCTGCTCAACGCACTTGAACGCCACCTCCCCAACCTCGACCAAGGCCGCCAAATCCTCGCCATCCAGCGTCGCATTCAAGAGGGCCTAGCCGATGGATCCATCCAGCCTATAGGCCAAGTCAGCCCCGAACAGATTGCCGCCTGGCAACAGCGCTACCAACACGTCCACGAAGTCGTTTTCCCCCTTGACCCCAACGGCGAACGCTTCGGCGTGGTCTACCTCTCGCCACCCACCTCACGCTTTGCCCGCCGCTGTCGCACCCGCCCCGAAGACAGCCTGCTGCACGTCGAACTGGCCCTGCACCCCCGCCTGGTGGGCACCGAAGACAGCGACGGACTTTGGCTGGGTGGCTATCCGGCTCAAACTGACATCCAAAGTCACGTAACCCTGGAGCCCCTGCTCATGCAAATTCTGCAAGTTGGTATAGGTTTTATAAAAAAAAACACCTCAGCCTCCAGCCCATCAGCCTAGAGCCCGACCGCGACACCCTGCGCAAGCTGGAGGCCCTTATGCGCCGGTACCTGCACATCGACCCGCTCACGCTCAACGACGACGACTACCTCGAAGCGATCCACCAAATCAACTTCCTGTCCGCCAGCGGCCATATTCCGCCTCCCAAAAAACTCTAACCCATGGGACAGTTTAGCACCAGTTGGTCCGTAAACCTCAACGAGAACATCACCGGCACCCTCGCCACCATGATACGGCAGGTGCAACAGGCCCGCGGCGGCGTGCGCCAACTGGGCACCGACGGCAGCAAGGCCATGGACGCAACCGCCAACAGCGCCCGCCAACTGCCGCGCTCCATCATCGAAATCAACAAAGAGCTCCGCACCCTCAACAACCAACTGCGCAGCACCAAGGACGTTAACACCTTTGAAATACTCGCCAAACAGATACGCACTCGCAAGGAAGAGCTGAAAGGCCTGCGCAAAGAACTGGAACTCACCCAACAAACCCCCGCAGGCCCCGGCGCAATGGGCAACCTGCGCAATGCCGCCGCATCGCTGCCAGGTGTGGGCGCATTCTTGGGGCCCGGTGGCGCGGCCCTAGCAGGCGTAACCATGGTGGCAGGGGGCTTTGCCGCATCCGTTAAAATGGCCCAAGACTTTGAAGACAGCCTGCTGGAGCTGTCCGCCATCACCGGTATATCCGGCGCGGGGTTGGACCAGCTGGGCCTAAAGGCCCGCAACCTGGGCACCGAATTCGGCACCGGAGCCGCCCAAAATGTCGAGATGTTCAAAACCCTCATTAGCCAGCTGGGCCCGGCCATAGCCGAAAACCCCGAAGCCATGGCGCAAATGGGCCAAACCATCAACCTGCTCAGCAAACAACTGGGGGGCGATATGGCCGCAGCCACCGAGGCCGCCACCACCATGCTCAACCAGTTTAACATCAGCATGGACGACCCCATCGCCGGGGCCGCCGAACTTAGCCGGATGATCAACATAGCCAGCGCCAGTGCACAGGCCGGATCCGCAGAGTTTGGCCCCTTCAAAGCCGCCCTGGAACAAGCCGGCGTGGCCGCCTATGGCGCGCACCTCCAGTTTAGCGAGGTGGCCGCAGCCATACAGGCCCTGGACAAAGGCGGCAAACGCGGTGCCGAAGGCGGCGTGGCCCTGCGCAACGTACTCACCAAGTTGGCCGATAGCAGCAAGCTGGCCCGTGACCAATTTGCCGCCATGGGTATCGACCTGATAGCCGTGCGCGACACCTTATATAGTAAAGGCTTACTTGCCGGCATCGAGCAGCTGCAAGGTGGCCTAAACAAGGTAACCAACGAGGGCCTGCGCGCCGAAATGGTAAGCAACCTGTTCGGTGCCGAAAACCTGAACGCCTACGGCATACTGGCCCGCAATGTGGATGTGATGCGCGAGATGCAAGCCCAAATAGTAGGCACCAACAGCCTGCAAGAGATGGCCGCCAAAATCATGCAAAGCAACACCGAAGCCTGGAAGCGCTTTACCGCCCAACTGCAAGAGGCAGGCATCAAAGTAGGCACCGCCGTGCTGCCCGTGCTCACCACGCTCTTCAACGGCCTGACCGGATTCTTGTCCTGGATAAACGACAACGGCACCACCACGCTCACCATTCTGGGCACCCTTGCCGCACTGGTGCTCACCCGCGTGGTGCCCTCGTTCATCGCCGGGGGCGGCGCAGCCGGGCTGCTCACTGGGGCTATCACCGCCCTCTCCGGGGCCATGCAGTTCCTCAACACTACTAACCCATTTGGATGGGTGGCCCTAGCCATCGGCGCTCTGGCAGTGCTCTACCAACAATCCGAACAAGTACGCGCCGTGCTCCACGGGCTGGGTGGCGCGGTGGCAGGGTTTGTAAAAGGCCTTTGGGAGCAAATCACTGGCGTGTTTGGCGCTCTCGGCGACCTGGTACAGGCTGCCCTATCCGGCGATGTGGACAGCTTAAAAAAAGCCCTCACCCGCGGCGCTTCCGCCCTCACCGCACCCCAGCGCGGCTTTGCCCAAGGCTTTCGCGAAGGCTACGACAGCCAAATAAGCCGCACTTCGCCCGCCGCCACCCCCGCAAACCCTGCCCCCGCCACGCCGGTACCGCTCTCGCCCGCCACCCCCGCAATGCTCACCGCCCCCGGTGCCGCCCCCGGCCCCACCACAGGCAGCGCCCCCGGTTTATCCACCACGGGCGCAAGCGCCGGTGCCAGCCGCACCCTCACCGTCAACGTCCACATGGTAGTCAACACCTTGGCCGACATCCGCGATCAAGTAGCCCGCGCCCTCACCGATGCCGTCCGCGATGCCGAAATCGCCCTCGACCAGTAAGCCCGACTGGATTTAGCACAATTACCACCCCGCCATTCAGCAGGGTTATGCACTCAATAATATCTACGTACAATTACCTATTTTGTATATTATATTGTAATTAAGTTGTAAATTAATTGACAAAGGCGGATACGATAGTGTATCTTTGGTACATGAATCTGACGCAAGTAACCGCACTTTTTGAAGCCCAAACCGGGCTAAAGCCCTACTGCACCAGCAGTGGAGAAACCCGAAGCAAGGGACGTACGAATCTTTATACCTGTAGCTTCTACTATAGACTAGAGGCTAACGGTGGAGTGTATCTGACGCGAATCAGTGACCACGCATTGCCTTGTCGTGACTATCATTCCTGCTTTGGATTTGAGCGCGAAACAGGACTTAAAGTATTGCTAGTCAATGAGATTGTTGTAGGCCACGACGCTGGCCCACGGACTTGGTCCAGCGTGCCAACTGAAGTTTTTGAGCCTGAACCCAAGGCTGGTATCCAACAATGGCGGATAGAATCATCTCTTCGCACCCTTGCAAACCCAAAAACTACTTATAGTGAAGTCGACCATGAACGGGTCGTATTTGGAGAACGTCAATCCGCCGGCTTGAGAATGGCCGCTCTTATCAACCGCCGTCTTGCCGTAGCATTTTCTAATATGTACGAAAATGCGTGAATATACCTACATTGAAGCCCAAATACTCAGCCAAACGCCTAAAGCTTGGAAAGTAGTGTCAGATGCTGGCCAGTATTGGCTGCCTAAGTCTGCGGTCCGCTCGGCTGGTAAAGGCGGATACCACGTGCCTCTATGGCTAGCAGAAGCAAAAGGCATCTATCCGCGTGTAATATCGCCCGCGAAACCATCTGCCGCTGGCAAAATATCAGTACCAGAGATGCTTCCGCATCAGCAAGAAGCTTTTGCCAAAGTGTCACAATATTTTTTCGGGGCACTATACCTTGAGATGGGCACAGGAAAAACCAAAATTGCCCTTGAATTAGCTAAAGCCAGGGCTAGCACCGGGGAAATCAGTCAAGTTATCTGGGCCGCTCCATTGCAAACTATTACCAACGCAGTAGCTGAAATTGAAAAACAAGGCGGCGCTGATTTAGAATTTAAGTTTGTTGGGCTAGACAGCCTTTCGCTTTCGGTCAGAGAGTTTAATGAATCACTTGAATTCGTCCGGCGTAAACCCACAATGCTAATAGTGGATGAGGCGCATTGGGTCAAAAACGGCGACACTTGGCGCAACTATCGTTGCATCGAAATCGCTAAACACTGCGTTTACAGATACGCTCTTTCCGGCACTCCTGTGCCGCGCTCACCGGCTGATCTATGGGGACAAATGGCTATCTTAGACCCTAGCCTTAGCATTGTGCAAGGCATGTCGCAAGAAGCCTTTGAGCGCAGGTTTATAGTTAAGGACAAAGGGAGGGTTATTGGATATTCAGATAAGCCCCAGCTGTATGCATCACTTGAACCTGTATGGTTCACTTGCACCAAACAGGCTGTACTAAACTTGCCTGCAAAACTGCAAGAAACAATACACGTAAAGTTGAGCGAAGAAACCGTGGTAAAGTACCACGACACGAAACACCAAATATTAAATAAGTGGTTTGGCGGGAACAGTGTAAACATGGTATACGAACTGTTTACCGCACTTCAGCAAATAATAAGTGGCCAGCAAGGCGATTGGACAGCAACAGTGCCGGATAAATTAGTAGCAGTGCGTAACTGGTCATTGTCGCTTAAAGAACCCAAGGTAATTTATTGCCGCTATCATCACGAGGTAGATTGGCTGGCAAAGCATCTTCCAGGTGCGATACCTTATGATGGTCGCACCCCAGCACAAGCGAGGCCGGAAATCCTTGCTAACTGGCGAAAAAGCCAAGACGCATTAGTGTGCAACATCGCAGTTGCAGGTTTAGGCATTGACCTAACCCATTCAAGTAAGGCTGCATTTGTCAGTAATAGCTTTAACTTTAGCGAGCGGATACAGGCGGAAGATAGGCTACACCGGATGGGACAATCTCATCCAGTTACTTATGTAGACTTTAGCACTAGCATGGGTATTGATACCATTATTCATAAATGTCTTTCAACCAAACTTGGGCTACATGAATTTATACATAATTCCAAAAATTGGAGGGAAACAATATGAACGTATATCAAGCTGCCGAAAAGCGTATTAAACTACTTTTTAATGCGGCCGATAACATTATTGTAAGTTTTTCCGGGGGAAAAGATAGTGGAATTGTCCTTTTTCTGACCGCGAAAATTGCACGTGAGTTAGGCCGCAGATTTAGTGTTCTGCATCTTGATTATGAGTGTCAATATCAAGCCACTACCGAATATGTACTAGATGCACATTCTAACGTTACAGACGTAACCGATATTTACCACTGCTGCGTGGAATTTAACGCTGGGTGCGCCACCCACATGAATTCGCCCTACTGGCGACCCTGGGCTGATGCCGACAAAAGTATATGGGTAAGACAAATGCCGCCAAATGCCTATACTGCCAAAGACTTTGACTTTTACCGGCCAGATATTACCGACTATGAGTTTGGGCATGAGTTTGCCCCTTGGCATCATAAACATAAGGGCGCTAAAAGGACAATCGTGCTGCTTGGGCTGCGTATGCAAGAAAGCCTAAATCGCTGGCGGGCATTGGAGCAAGACCAAGGCAATCGAGTGGATGGGCACAAGTGGTGGAAACATCTGCCAAATGGCACGGACGTAGCTCACCCAATATATGATTGGCAAACCGAAGATATCTGGCGAGCCTATGCGAAGGAGGATTGGCCAAATAATCGGCTATACGACCTGATGCATCAGGCAGGCTTAAGCATACATGAGATGCGCGTAGCAAGCCCATTTCTGCAACAAGGCATAGCAAGCCTACATCTCTACCGTGTGTTAGAACCGCACACCTGGGGCAAGATGGTGAGCAGAGTAAATGGTGTAAACTTTGCCGCTATTTACGGTAACACAACAGCAATGGGATGGCGAAATATTACTAAGCCAAAACATTTTACATGGAAGGAATACTGCGATTTTCTTCTAGATACCTTGCCAAAGGATACCGCGCAAAGGTATCGTGAAAAATTAGCTGTAAGCCTAAAATTTTGGCGCACAAAGGGAGGGAAATTACCTATTGAAGCCATAGAAGATTTAGATAAAAACATGATAGAATATAAAAAGAATGAAAAAGGTGAAGTTAAATTGGATTACATAGACGAAATACAGTCTAGTTATTTCAATAAAATACCAAGCTACAAAAGAATGTGTGTTTGTATACTTAAAAACGACATACTATGTAAGTATATGGGTTTTGCGGCAACCAAGGAAGAACAAGAGCGTAAGTTATCCACTCTTAACCGATACATGAACTTATGAGCCCCGTTTACCAAGTTCAGGCAATTCCTATTGACCAAATACAGGCCAATGCCTACAATCCCAACAGCGTGGCCCCCCCCGAGATGCGACTACTAGAGCTGTCGATATGGGAGGATGGTTACACCCAGCCTGTGGTCTGCTACCGCGTGCCAGACACAAACAAATATGAGATTGTAGATGGTTACCACAGATACACGGTAATGTTAACCAGCGAAAGAATCCGCGAACGCGAACGCGGATTATTACCAGTAGTGGTAATAGATAAAGATTTGAGCAACCGTATGGCCAGCACTATTCGCCATAACCGGGCCCGCGGATCACATTCCATCGAATTGATGGTCAACATCGTTGCCGACTTAGTCGCGGCTGGAATGTCAGACCAGTGGATTCTTCGACATATTGGCATGGATGCCGAAGAACTCCTCCGATTAAAGCAGATTAGTGGCCTAAAAGCCCTGTTTAAGGATACTGAATTCACGCAAGCCGATAGGTAACCAACTTTCTACCCACTCGATAGAAACCCATGACCAACCTCACCAACTGCGGCCTGAACGTGAACAACCACCACATCCCCAGCGACTGGACAGTAGAGCAGGCCGACGCATTCATCCGTCAAACGGTTGCTAACTATTTCGAGTAACGTAAGTACAACTACTTATCTTGTATATTATATTATAAATTAGTTGTAAAGTACTTGACAAAGACGGATTCGATGATGTATATTTGGTGCATAACTCGCAATAAACACACACCGCCATGAAATTCATCCTCCCAAACGCTACAGATGCCCAAGCCCAACCCCAACCCATGAGTAACACTAATAACCTAAAACCGCATCACATCGATGCTATCGCCAAACTCATCGATACCAAGCCAAGCAGTTGGCATGAGGTGCCAGCCGCCGAAATTGCCATCTTGGCTGATGCTTACTTTCATCTCAACGATGACCCTTACAATGACGTGTCTAACGCGTTATTACCGGCCGTGTGGCTTGACCAGCAACCTCATGACATTGACCAGCTGGAGGCCGATGGGGTATTCTCTAAAGTAGATTTTAAGACCCTAAAAGAACTAACAAACCCATGACCAACCTCACCAACTGTGGCCCGGAACAAACCACCCAACTGGCAGAAGCCATCCGCCAAGCCGTGGATACTGCCAACAACCCGGTACACGCCCAGTGTAATGTGCTGGGTGTCTTGCTGCGCTATTTCCGGGCCTGGAACCGCCTATCCGCCACCGACATGGCCGCCCAAACCGGACTTACACGCTCGTTTATCTCGCAACTGGAGCGGGGCAAAGTACTAAACACCACCCTAGACACCCACCACCGGGTGCTGGCCTGTATGGGTTTGCGCGCCTATATTGAGTTTCGCCCCGCCCAAGGCGCACTGCCCACCCACCCCGCGCAGGACAACTAGCCCGTGCTGCCGTTAACCGGCTATGCTCGCGCAGTCTAAACGCTGCAACATCCACCTTGCGGGCATTATGGTAAGTTCCTCCCCGTACACGCCGCTGCCAAAACTGCAGCCCCCAACCCCTGCGGAGCCATACGGGGCGCTGCCACCGCCGCCCGATATCACCTATCTGGGCAAAACCACGCCCGCCGGCACCACCGTGCTAGACTGGCTGGAGTTTCCAAAACAAACCGTCACACTCTACCGGAGCCCCACCGGTGGCGACAGCCCCCGCGTGGTGGAGGAAACCATCGGCCGTCTGCAACTGCTATCGCCCGTGCTCACCCTGAGCCGGGCCAAAAACATTGTGGCCACCCCGCTCAATCGCACCACCGATATACAGACGGTTGCGCCCGTCTTCCACGAGTTTATCAGCAACGGCCCCTGGCAAGGCACCATCCGCGGAGTGCTGCAATCCGACAGGCTGGACCAGTATCCCGAACAAGAGGTGCAACTCTGGGAGCGCATTAGCAGCCTGCCCGTGCCGTTGGAAGTGGTTTGCCCCGTGCTCAACGAGCGCGGAATCCGCTGGATTATCATCCAAGGCCAAGACCCCATCAGCCCCAGCCGCGAGGATACCGTCTATCCCGTGCTCTTTAGGTGGGAGCAGCACATCCCCATCACGCTAACCATTAAGCCCCAATGAGCTCTATCTACACCCAGACGGGGCAGAACCTGGTGGATATCGCCCTGCAATACTATGGCGATGCACGTGGGCTGTTGCTGCTGCTGCGCGACAACCCTACCCTCAACCTACAAGGCAAGCTGCCCGCCGGCACCGTGCTGCATATCCGCCCCGGCGGAGCGCCCCAGCTGGAACCCGGCATGGACCGCGCCACCACCGTGGCACAGTTCAACCGCGAACGCGGCCACCGCCCGGCTAATGGAACCTTCCGCGGCCGCGGCATCAACTATATGCGCATCCGCAATGCCGACACCCCCGGTGTGGACGGCGACTTTGTCGTATCCGGCTACGACCCCGAATCCGGTATCGGTATCGGGTACGATGCAATCGAGATTGAATTCACCATTGCCTAAGCTATAACCATGGCACAAGTAACTCGAGCCACGAACAAAACCAACCTGCGCCGCGGACGGCGACCCCCGGAAACCGAGTGGCGCGACCTGCTGGACAGCGTGTTGCACCTGCTGGACGATAAGCTGCTCTACCAGTTTCGCAACTTATTTATCTGGAGGCCCGGCGGCACAGCCAGCCACAACGTGTACACCAATCGCGAAACCCTGAAGGCCGATATAGAGGCCGTGCGCGGCGAACGTATCCTGCTGGTGGACGATAGCGCCCTCACCGGCGGTGCAATCCCCGAACTGAACGTACAAATAGACTGCGGCGATGGACTCATCGTGGCCGGACGGCGCAGTAAGGGTCGGAAAACCTTACTCTCCATCGTTAATGGAGGCGGATTCACAGGCTCGGGCTTAACCCTACGCAACATCACCACCTTCAACGCCCGCACAAGCGGTGCCGCGCTCACCCTGACCGGGGCAGATGCCTACGCGTTGTTCAAAGATTGCGTCGTGGGCACCATCGGCCAACCCTGGCTACGGATATCCGGAGCCGACACCGTGGCCGAACTCGACCTCTATAACGTATTCATCAACTCCGATGCCGGGCCCGTAATCGACATTACCGCGGGAGCGGAAGCCATCATCCTGCAATTCACCAACGTCAGTGACACCGCCCAAGCCTATAGCAGCGCCGTGGGCACCACCGCAACCGTGATAACCGGAGACAACTGTACACCGCTCAACCGGGCGGGGCTGCTGGGCACGGTGGTCGAAGTCCTGTCAAACGCCGCGCGCATGCGCAGCGTCCAGACCACTGTCACCTACAGCGACTTTAGCGGGGCAGGCACCACCGCCAGCGCCGCCGCACTGGACATCCCCGCGAACTCAATCCCTTATGCCATCCGCCTGCGACCCACCTTTCCATTTGCCGGGTTGGGCCTATCCGCCGCCACCTTAGGCACCGATTACACCAGCCTGGAGGTGGACCTGACCACCGTAAACGCCACCGCCAACGCCCAACAGGCACTCAGCTGGGACGAAGATGGGCCCAGCCTATCCGCACCCACACCGCTCAACGTGCAACTGACCACCACCGGATGCAACGTGGACGACCTGACCGCAGGCGCGGTGGAGGTAACCCTGCTCTACTATCAACTATAACCACCTGACCACCGATGAGCACAGCCACGCGTGCGGAAATTGAGCAAGCATTCGAAGAGGGCGATTTTCCAACCGAAGAAGAATTTCAGCGCTTCTCGCGCGCCGTGCCCAACTATGCGGACGATTGGAATATCGGCCTGCGCACCCACAACCCCGCCGCCACCTATCGCGTGGGCGAATGCTGCGTATACAACGATCAATTGTATCTGGCGCTGGATAATGTACCCGCCGCCACACCCATTACCGACGGCAACTACTGGACGCTGATAAACAGTGCCGGGCTGGGCGTGCAGCTGGTGGCCGACCTCAACAACCCCACAGAGCTCAACAGCTTGGGCAACGAGGCAGGACTGCTGCTATACTGCCGCGAAGCCCGTTCGGGCGAGGCCGACCGCCTGACCATCTACCTATACGACAACGACCCCGGGGGAGTGGACAGCCCCTATGTGGTGCAAAGCGCGGGGGGAGGGCGATGGATAGCCATTGCAGGCTACAACAAGGCCATCGGCCGCCACAAACAGCTTATCGTACTAGGCAGCATCCAGAACAGCGGCACGCTGACCCAGGTAGGTGAGGCAACCTTTGAGGACACCGTGGTGATGCAACAAGCCCTGCAAGTGCAAGGGGCCACCGAACTGCAGGACGGAGCCGATATCCAGGGCCAAGTCAACATCACCGACGGCGGACTGCTGGTCACCGGGAACACGGTTATTGGCGGAATCACACAACTCAATGACGAAACGATTGTCAACGCAGCCCTAGCCGTTAACGGGCCCGTCACGCACGACGGCGACCAGTCCACTTCTGGCGTGATGACTATCAACGGCGAGATAAACGGCAATCGTATCCGCCTGCGCAACATGGGCAACGTGGGATTCAAATACATCCTAAACACCGACCAAACCGTTAACATTACCGGTAGTGGGCTGACCATCAGCCCCGAACCGCTGCCCGCAGGCACGTTCCTCACCCGCGCGTATGGCCTAGTCATCACACCTTTCACCGGCGGCACCAGCGGCGGCGGCAACCTAGCCAACCTGCGCGTGCACCACGGCACCGGCGGCATCCAGAACATGGGCGGGGAACTCAGTCAGATATATAACGCTATCGGATTTTTCGACTTGCTAAACCCCGAGAACAAGAGCGGATTCAATCCCCGCCGCGGCACAGCAGAGCCTATCCGACTGGTAAACACCGGCACGGGTACGCTCACGCTTACCGGGCCGGGCGAAGTGCACTTCTTCTTCGAGTTCGGCGTAGCCATTTAACCCGCACCGTGGTAAGCCTGTCCGCACATATCGCCATCGAAGGTCTGCAACCTCTGCAAACCTATGTGGCCGTGCACTGCCAGAGCAGCCACAAGCAACTGACCGACACCTGTAAACTGGAGCTCACCCGCCCTGAAGGCCTATCCGACAACGACCTGCGGCAACTGCTAAAACCGGGCAAACGCATCACCGTGCAACTGGGCTATGACAACCGCCTGCACCCGGTGTTTGTGGGCTACATTGCCCGCGTAAGCCCTACCAGCCCCGTAGAGGTGGAGTGTGAGGATGAAATGTGGGCCCTTAAGCGCGGCACCCGGTCGATGGCATTGGCCCAAACCAAGTTATCCGCAGTGGTGGCCCAGCTGGTGCCCGGCACAGTGCTCAACCTACAGGATGCAGTGCTGGGGGCCGTGAGGATAGATAGGCTGACCCCCGCGCTGGCGCTGGCCGAACTGGGCAAAACCACCGGACTCCCGCTAGGCTATCGCCTGCTGCGCAACGGCACCACCGAGCTCACTAACCGCCCCTACAGCCGCCCCGACCAGCAGCGCGTGCAACTACACCTGGATGGACCCAACTGCAATGTGGTAAGCCACGATTTGCGCTTTGTCAGCACCGAAAGCCGCCCAGTTAAGCTAAAGGCCATCCACCAACTGCCCACGGGCCAAACCCAAACCCGCATTTTGGGGTCAGATGAAGGAGCCGAATACATCCGACACTACTACAACCAGCCGGACTGGCAGACGCTGGCCCAAAACGAGTATGACAATCTCAACCTCGGCGGATTGCAAGGGAGCGTAACCTGCTTTGGTGAGCCCCTTGCGTATCCGGGCGATGTACTCGATATCCGTTCCTTCCGCTGGCCCGACCTTAATGGGCGCGTCTATGTGGACGGCGTTGGGCGAACCTTTGGCCCACAAGGCTACCGCCAACAATTCAACCTCGGCAAAACCGCGCGATGAGCCCCATACACAACGCAATTCGAAAAATCAGTCCGCCCGGACGCGAAGCCACGTTTCTCGCTCGCGTGACACAGGTCAACCGCAGCAGGCACACCGTGGATGTGCAACCCACCGATGACGATGCCGCACCCGTGCAAGCCGTGCGCCTATTGCCCATCACGCCCGCACAACCCTCACACCTGGTGCTTTGGCCCAAAGTGGACAGCCTGATTATCTGCGGGTGGATAGAATCCAGCACCACCGATGCCACCGTGCTGCGGATAGGCGAGTGGACGGATGCTGAAATTGTGCTGCAAGACAGCAACAAACAAGTGGTGTTCCAAGCTGTGGTACAAGCTGATGGTACGCTCACGCTTAACCAAGGGCAATTTGGGGGGTTGGTCAAAGTGGATGACCTCGTTACTGAGTTTAACCAAGTGGTGGACCGCGTTAACCTGCTACAGAGCGCCATGGCCGCACATGTACACCCAACCGATGGAGCCGTTGCCCTGCCCGCCACCAACCCGGTAGCCACCCTACCCGCGCTCAACCCCACCAACGCGCAAGCCCTAGCCAACCCTAAAGTCAAGCACTGATGGACCTGCTGATGATATATGACCCTGCGCTGCAAGTGCTAGACCTGGCAGATGCTACACCCGGGGGCGACCTGCGCACCGTGACCAACGCGGCGGCGGAACCCCACCAGTTGGCCCTGCTGCTGCTGGCCAGTCCCGGCGACCTGCGTCACGCACCGCTTACCGGTGTGGGCATGCTCCGCTACCGCCAATCCAGTGTAGAGGCCGCACAAATAGAAGCCAGTGCGCGCGAACAACTAGCCGCCGAACGATTTCGCATCCGCCGCCTGCGGGTAAGCCTAGACACCGACCAACCCACCATCGATGTGGACGCAACCCGCCAACCCGATTAACCTTTAAGTTAACCCACCATGCGCCGTACTCTGGCCGAAATAGAAAACCAAATTGCCGAAAAGTGGGCCGCAAGCGCACTGCTAGCACAATTTGACACCGATAGCGACCTATCCTTCGCACGAATCCTGCGCGGGTTGCTGGCCAATATCCTCTGGCTCCACGAACAGATATGGGAGGACCGGGCCGAAGCCCTAGAGGCGCGATTCGAAGGCACCCGCACCGGTACCCCGCTCTGGTATGCCGAACAAGCACGCGCATTTCAGCTGGGCGACGCGCTGATACTGGTGGACGGTAAGCCCGGATACGCCGTAGTAGACGAATCCAAGCAACTGATTGCACGCGCTGTAGTCAACGAGACACCCGTTCCGGGCGAACTGCTGATGAAGGTAGCCAAACTATCCGCGGGCCAAACAGTGGCACTCACAGCGCTCGAACTGGAGGCCTTCGCCGCCTATATGAACCAAGTGAAGTTTGCCGGAATCCATCTCACCCTACGGTCGGTGCGCAACGATTACCTGACCGTCACCGCTACTGTCTACCGCGACGCGCTCGTGCCGCTTAGTGTGCTGAGGCCCGCAGTGGAAAAAGCCATTACCGATTACCTGCTGGGCATTGACTATGGAGGATTTTATCGCGAATCGGCACTGGTGGATGCGGTGCAGAAAGTGCCTGGCGTAAAGGACTTCATCGTGGCCAGCAGCAGCATCCGTCACCCCAACGCCGCCACCCAGACCAACCCGCGATTCTACCAGCTCTACTCTGGCGCGGCGGAAGTCAACCCTGAAACGCCACTACTCAACACCCTTAGCTACATCGTCCAATGAACGACAAGCTGTCCGTAGGACCTTTTGTGCATAACTGGCTGCCGTGGATGCTTCGCGGGCGCAGGTTGGTGGCGCTGTTCACCGCCCTGCTTTGGCCCCTCAACGACCTGAACCGCAGGTTCCGCGCGCGTACCGATGACATGCTGCGGCGGGTGGCCCTGCGTGGGCAGGTAATGGTGCTGGCCGATAAACTCAATGAGGAGTTCGACCTCGCCTTTCGGCAAATCCAAATTGTGGATACACCCAACCAACCGGGGCAATTCACCGTCCGCGTGCCCAGTCGCATACCCCTACAAGGAGGCATTCGCGACCGCATGACTGCCATCGTTGAGTCCTATCGCATTTCCGGAACCACCTATATCCTGCAACCCTACAGTCTTTAGCCATGCAGAAACAAGCCTACTTATCCATTAGTGAGCGACTGAAAGCCTTAGAATGGCTTCGGCATATCGACCTGTTCCGCGGACAAACTAACGGCGACAATCTGGAGGAGCTGCGCAAACCCGCCGTGTTTGTGGCATTCGAAAGATTCGAACCACAGAAGCTGGGAGACGGCACCGTCATTTATCTGGCCACGATCACCCTGCATCTGGTGCAGGGCAACCTGCTGAGTACCTATGACGACGCGGATATGCAGGATGCAGCGCTCACTATCCTCGACCAGCGAGACGAACTACAGGCGCTGTTTCACCACTGGAGCGATGAGGAAGGCATTATTGGCGGCCTCACCCAACCCACAATCGTGGATAACATCCGGGGAGATGGCTTTTCCGTCAGCCGTATTAGCTATCAGGCGCGCACCCACTTTAGCCTATCCGCCAGGCCGGAGCCTTCACGGCCCTGGGCCAGTACCTAGCTGCACGAACTTGGCACGCAAATCCTTGCTCGGCACAAAGCCTAGCGCGCGCAAATACACCTGCGTGGTAGTGGGGTTGGAGTGGCCCATCTGGCGTTGCAAGTCGAAAATGTCCACACCCGCCTCCACTAGTGCCGCCGCGCCACTGTGCCGCCAACTATACAGTGTGTAATGCGCGCCAAAGCCCAACTCATCCATGATTGCCCGGTGGCGAGTGCTGAACGAATCGCGCACCGCGGGACGCTCACCAGGGCTGAACCGGAACCCGAACACATGGTAATGGCGGGGGTAATCGCGCGCCAGCGCCTCCCATTTGTCCACCGTCCAGCTGGGCAATAGCGCCATGTGGGGTTTGCGGTTTTTGCGGACTTCGCCCGGCACCAGCAGTCGCCCGGTTTTCGGGTCCAGATGCTCAAATTTCAGCTTACAGATTTCCGCCGGGCGCAAAAGTGAGTAGTGCATTAACTCGATAAAGAATCCCAACACCGGGTGGCGCTCTAACAGGTGTGTGTGGATAAGTTGCATCTGCTCAGGCGTAAATGGTCGATGCAGCTTGGGGTCAATCCGCAGTTTGGGCAACCGAAAAAACGGGTTTGCCTCTATATGCCCCGCGCGCACAACTTCGGCAAACAGGCCCGCTGTGCACGTACAGTAGGTATTTACGCTGGTATTGCCCAGTCCGCCTTTGTGCAACCACTGCTGATAGGCCCTTGCATCGGCCGTGCTAAAGTCACCCACCAGCGGCCAGCCGCCAAACCGTTGCCCGCAGAATGCCTCCAACTTGGTCATCACCATGTAATAGCTCTTAAACGTGGCGCGGCGCAGGCTGCGCTTGGCCTCCAATGCCTCCAACAGGGCAGCATGCAGTCCAACAGGCTGGTTAGTAATCTGTTCAGGCAACCATCCTTGGGGGGGGGCGGGCCGCCAACCAGAGCGTAACAGCTTGCCCAGCTCCTTTATCCAGTGCTGCCCGCGCCGGGTACGTGTGGCAATCGTGGTGTAGTTGGCTAGGTCGCGCTTATAGTCTTTGCGATATATCCGTCCATCCGTTAGCTTCACGCTAACCCGGACGAACCACGCTTTACTTAACTCATTGCCCCTGCAATGCAGGTGGAGTGCGTAGGTGCTGCGTTCCAATTGCTGGGGCAGCGCAGTATAGGGTGACTTCAAGGGTGACTTTGGTTTAAGGAGAGAAAATGGTCCCTACTCATTTTCCGCCCAAACTGCGTTCCTCCTTGTCTGCCGGGGCGGTTTCCCGCCCCAAAAAATTGTGCACCCGTAGGGATTCGAACCCCAAACCTTCTGATCCGTAGAAAGCGAGGATGCGCCCAAGGGGCTGGAGAAGCACACAGCGAGGGAAAAGAACGCGGAAACGGGCAGAAAGAATGCAGGAATAGGTGACTTTCAGGGTGACTGGCTACTTCCTACATGGACTTAGCGACATGGGTAAATCAAAGCATTGCGAGTAATACACATAGACACCGTACCTGTCTTTGTCTTTTTTGCATATTTCGTAATGATCTATAAAATAAATATTATTTGCACGTAATAGGTTTTTTGCAGAACCATTTAATCCAACTAAGCGGCCATCATCTGTATAACCGATAACCCCTAATTCATTATAGCACTCTACACGCAGCGATTTAACCGTGTAGGGCCAATCCTTTTCAGAGAATTCCTCTTTTGCTAATATTTTGGTGGGGATATCATCATTACCAATGATGGCAATTAACACAATTATGAACGTAATAAAACAGATCACGTACACCAGTAGCCATTGCGATTTACGATTCATGGCTGGGCTGCGATAGAGTAGCTAACCAGAGCCTCGGGCTCCACAAACAACTGATATAGGTCTTGCGCTTTTTCACGCGCCAAAGAACGTAGACGTATATATTTCGTGCGTTCAATTTCTGCCCTTTTTTCGCATTCATTTAGTTTTTCCAATATTATATTATAGTTTTCATTATCTGGATAACCAATCAAATCAAACATAGTACAGTCTAGAACTTTGCAAACAGATTCAAGCATATCAATTGATATGCCTATTTTACCCGATTCAAGCTTATAGACATTGTTATAGTGGCTGTAATTTAACATTTCTGCTAAATCACCCTGACTATAGCCTTTAGCTTTTCGCAAAGCAGCTATTCTTTTACCCACTACTAGGGTTAATTTTTCCTTTTCCATTTTAAGTAGTATGTAAGACTTCGACTATGCAAGTCTACGGCATACAGAAAAAAAAGTTCTAAATCAATATGGGTGAATAAATTACATAGTCTTGACAATACAACTTTTTCAGGTGTATGTTTGAGCCGTCGAAGTCAAACATACATGCCATGCCCGCAAACCCATCGCACACAAACCACGTCGCCCAAGGGGGCGCACGGGCTAGCCATAAGAGGCAGGCTCTGCAGCATGTAGGACTTCGACATTCAACAAGCATGCGCCCCCCGCACGTGGCCGGGCCCGACTTAGACCGCCTGGAGGACGAAAGCCGCCTGAATCTGGTAGAGGCCCGGAACCAACTGGCGGAAGCCTATCGCCTGGAGGCCGAAGCACTGATTGCCCTGCGCCGCGCGGCCACCCCGCACAAGGCCGGACAAAAGACCATTAAGCTGAGCAATGACCAGCAGACAATCCTTGCCCGCAGCCGAAAGCCGGGCGTTTGGATCGCGCCCAAATCCTAGTCCCTACTCATTTTCTCCCATACATCCAATGAATCCTGCCATTGATGCTGCGCAAATCGCGCCACCACCCACGCGCTATCGCATCCGGATAGACCGCCCGGCGTATAACCGCCCACAATTCACCTATCACCAATCACAGCACCAGTACCTACTGCTGGACTGGGATGCAGGGCTGATGGTGCTCGCATGCAAAAGCTATCGCGCATTTCAGACGCTGACCCTGCATCGCTTTTTGGCACCCGGCAGCGGCAAAAGCTACTACCAGTTGGATTTGGGCAGTGAGATAAGTGATTGCAGTCCACAGATTGTCCTATTGCGGATAGAGCAGCTGCAAGCCGAAGTGCAGGCGCTGGACTTTGCGGCGCTCAAACTGCGCGCCATCCAACATGCCCAGGCGAGGGCGATAATGGCCGAAAACGCTCCCGAAAGTGGGGTAATTGGTCACGCACAACTTACCCAAACCCGCTAATCCGCCATGCTTAACGAACTGCACAAAGGCATGCCCGCTCGCCCGGTGGCTGAAGAAGACTACGCCACACTGTGTAGGACAGGGTTGCCGCAGTATAAATACCGCGCTAAAATCCTGTATGAAATGGTGCCGGGTATAGACCCCATGCTGCAACACAATCAGCTGGTGCGCCTGATGGTGGGCAAAGCGAGCACACAACTACAGGGCTGGTATCGGATGCAGGACTGGGTGGTGGTGTATCCCAACGCATTGACTGCGGCTGAGGTAACCCTGCTGGACCTGATATGCGAGCAAGGATTTGGCCTGCCATGGCATAAGCTGCTGACCAAATGGCTGAACTCTTATGGCTGGGATATGGACCGGGCCAACCGCAAAGGGCTGGCGATTGTGACCCTGCGCAATCTGCAACTGGAGCCTGACCATCTGGATGCCCTGCGCGAGGAGGTGCTGGATGCCACGCTGAAGCTACAGGCACTGACCGAGGCCGAGCCGCAACCGGGCAACCCATTTGCCGAGCGTACCAAGCTGATGGCAGAGCTGCGCAATGCAGAGGCCGGTAAGCAGGCGGAGGCTGACCTGCGTCAAACCCAAGTAAGTGCCTGGGCATCAGCCTATGGCACCGTGAAGCAAGAGCGCGACCATCTGCTCGCCATCAATGCAGAACTGGCCCAACAACTGGACACCCTGCGCAAGCGCGGCAAGGACCCGCGCAAAGTCTATACGTTACCCACGCCAACCTCTCACGCAGCAACCGTATGAAAAAATCCCTGAAACCTGCTAAGCTCGGCGACATAGTGAGCGCCGGCAAATGGCGCGGACGCGTCATTGCAATTAAGCCGCCACTGTTCGACAGGCCCGGTTTCGAACCGCGCTACGTGATTGCCTTTACCAGCAAGGGCAATGTGTCGCACAATACACCTGAGCCGACTAGTGTGCCAACCCACGTCCTCACTGAACCTACCTACACGCTCTATAGGGGCGAGTTTAACGTCATCTCCGAAATGGGCTTCATCCTTAACCAATACGGCCAATGAAGCAGTTACACTGGACGATGACCTTGCTGTTGGTAGTCTCGCTAACCACCAGCGTGTATTTCATCCACCGCACCCACCGGGCAGAACGGGCTTACCACGCGGCGGTGAGATGGGGCAACCTGCGGGCAGAATGCCGCGACCGCACAGTGCTGGATATGCTTGACCGACACAGCGTGATGGGCAGACAGAACTACGTCTATCTCTATACCGAGTATCACGAGCAGGTGCAGCTCTGCCTGGCAGATAGCCAACTCTCGCCCTTTACACCCACCCTTCACCAACCCATCCCATGAAAGCCTATATCCCCACCATCAACAACGGTTCAGGACTGCTGTATGGCCTGACCAAGCAAGGACTGTTTGAGCCGATTGATAAGCCGGGCGTGGAGTGGAAGACTCGCCCCTTTCTGCATTGGGCAGTTGATATGGCCCATAATTTTTTGGATAAATATAAAAATCTGGGCACCGAGGATGCAGAAGCAGCGCAAGAACAATGGGTGATGGAGCACCTTACACCCCCACCCAACCTGCTGCATTTCCCCTACGCGCGCGTGGTATCGCCCACGGAGATTGAGATACCCAACTAACCCTATTACCCACCCGATGACGCAACTTGAACTAAACAAGATTCTCACGAGCCACGCTTTGTGGCTGGAGACCGACGGGAGAGAAGGTAACCGCGCTGACCTCACCCGCGCAGACCTCACCCTTGCAAAACTCACCCGCGCAA